GGCGATGGTGGTCTCTGCCACATCAGGATCGCCGCTACCCAGGATAGCAGTGCCAGGCGTATGGTAGCCAGCGTTAATCCGTCCAGTGTGGATGAACTGAGCTTCCTTGCCGTTACGCAGGGTCCGGTTCATCACCAGGCCCTTAGCAATGGTAGCATTACGGAAGGCTTCATACACCTCCCCAGTAAACAATTTCAGGAACAAAGCCTGAGTATCGCCCGCGCCGTTAGCCTGGCCGAGCTGAGTTACAGTTGCAGTCACTTGTTTAAGAAGTTAAAAGGTTTATAAATTAAGAGTGTCCCGGGAAAAGTTATTTAGTTGTTGGGGTTTGTCCTTTGTATTGGGTATCCACCGCAGCGGGCCAATACTCCAGTCATGACTGGGTTTTTAACGAGGTTATCCCATCCTCAATAGGCATGGGGGACATTGCAGTCCCCACGATCCACTAGAGCAGATCGCCGCTTGCAGCCAGTCGGTCTTGAATGTCCATGCGATAAGCAGGGTCACTCTTATACCTAGGGTCACTGATGGCACGAGCCAGCTCAGCTTGACTACGGAAACCTTTGATGCTGGGGTTCTTGACTGATTTGCCAGACACCTGCTTACCATCAAAGCCAACCGCGTCTTGATAGCGTTGGTTCAAAGATTGAACAGCAAAGAAGATTGCGTCTTTGTTACCACTGTTGATAACATTATCAAAAGCAGCAACCTCTTCAGGCTTCAGGTTCTCTGATGCCCAAGCTAACGTTTCGTTGTAAGCAGACTCGCCACCAACAGAAGCAAGAATAGAGTCAGCGTCAGCATCAGATAGTTGTTGCTGTTGAACGGTGGCGTTCTTTTGCAATTCAAGGTAAGCGTCAATGAGTTGCTCAGATGGCATCTCTTTGAGCTTTTGAACTGTCTCTGGTGTTAGTTGGTTGGAGTTACTGAAATACTCTTCAGAGGCTTCTTTGATGAATTGAGCGGCTTCGGAAGGAGTGTCTTCTTCTGTGGGTACATCAGCTGTAGATTCTTCGCTGACATCCTCAGAACTTTCTTCTTCTTTTTTTCCAAGCTTGCTTTCCAACTCTTTGTATGCCTTCTCCAAGTCTTCAGCGGACTTGAACTTACCGGCATATCGAAGTTCTGCCTCTTCGTCTTTTCGAGCTTGTTCATACTTAGCACGATTGCGGTCTTCTTCTTCGGCAATCAGCTTATCACCAAGCTCAACGAGCCTTGCCTCCTCTGCCTGTCGGGCTTCGGTAGTTGCAGGGTCGTTTCCGTCAAAAGTGATTTCAGCCATAAGAGGTTAGCGGTAAATAAAATTTAGTGGGAAACAAGAGAAACCTTACCAAGACCAGGAGTGGCTACCTTTTTCTTGGGTTCAGGCTTTACCTTGTTCTTTTTAACGCTGGGCTTACCAGCAGTTTTCTTCGCAGTAGAAAGAGAGGTGGGCTTTGCTGCGGGAAGATCAGCCTGCTGCTGGAGCTGCGGCTGGGGGTTGGGTGACGTTTGCGATTCCATTGACTGTGTTTTGCATAGCTTCCATGACACCTGGGTTCTTGTCGGGGTCCATCATCGGAGCCTTTGCAAGCTGACCGGCTTGGCCCAACAGGGTTCCTTGTGCCATCTGTTGACGCATCTGTTGTTCTTCTTGCTGACGCTGTTCTGCGGTCTTAACCAGCTTCACAGTGTCGATGCCTTGAGCAGCAGCGAGTCGTTTGATTGCTTCTTCGGGGTCTACAAACTTCATCATTGCCTCAGGACCAAGAGCCTGGGACACGGTTTGAAGGAACATCATCAGGGACTCACGGTCTTGACCACGGCCAACACCTTCGATACCTGCGATGACGGTGGGGAACACCACACCCTTAGGAAGTTTGGGAAGGATCTTAGACCGTTGCAACACAAACAACTTACGTTGGAGGTATGGCTGCAACAGTTCTGTGGTCAGGTTCCCATAGATACCACCCAACTGTTCATTAAGTTCTTGTTGGGTAGCGCGAATCTCTTCTGCGGTAGTACGTTCTGATTGACGTACCGTAAGAATAAGAAACGCTTCACTCAGCCTTTGAGTAAGCTGAGTAATCATTTGATATGCGGTAGCAAAGTCAGCCTGTTTGGCTACTTGTACCACGGACACATCTTCTTGACGGCCTTGGATAATTGCTCCGTTCCCGGCCTTTGCCAAAGTAGCAGGCTTGACGGTAGCAGAAGGAGATACCAAAAAGACAACCTTAGCAGCAGCAGCGGAGCCTTCGACCATTGCTTGCATGAGTCCCTCAAGCGACTTAAGGTCACCGAGGTATTCTTCAATGCGTCCACGTCCGTAGTCTTCACCATCAACAATGTTAAAGCGGAGGGGCAGCCATGGGGTCTGGGTCTTTGGAGCTTTGCCGTAGCTATCTTCGATGATTTCACCATCTACTTCTTGACGCCAACGCCACTGTCCATCTTGGAGTTTAGCCCAAGTATAAACAGCTGCTTCATCCTCACCAACGGTCACATCAACAGAAGGAGTGGCAGTGTTATCATCCACTCGATTGATAGCTGACTTAGGCTTTTGGAATTTATCAGGTAAGAATTGACGGTTAATTGATTCAACAGTAACGATCTCAGTGGGTTGACCCTCTCCATCACGGACGACCACAAAGCGGTCAAGAGGATACAATTTGACACCACTCGAACCCATGTAAACCAGGACATTCCCGGATACAATCAGATGTTTCATTGCCTGATGTAGGACAACACGGTCCTGTGATTCGGCAATGTGTTGCATGATGACCCGTTCCATTTTGGACAGGCTCAAGTCAATCTCTGATTTGATCTTAACATCTAGACTGGGGTCCGAGGCGAGCTTACCGTCGTTGATCTGAAGCTTAAAGAACGTAGCTGTTACAGGGAACAGACTAAGCATAAGCTTCGAGGCCATGACGTTTGCGCCTTTGGCACCGATAGATTGCCAGGGTGTGGGCAGCTTCTGTCCATTGACAACACCCGTAGGTGTCAGCAAATAAGGCAGACTAAGCCGCGCACATTCCCTAGCAGTATCGAGAAAGATCGTTCTGTCGCTTGCCAATCGAGCGTATCGAGAAGCGGCAGACGAGGTTTCCATTTAATTATTGAGCAGAGGGGACGTTGAGGCCGGTAGTTTGGCCAGTGATGGTAGACAGTTTAGGCTTAGCAGTCTTGAAAGCAGCAGCGCCTTTAGCAGCACCAGCGGGTTGCTTAACAGCAGCTTTGCTTTGGATCGTTGCCATCTTCTGACCAGCACTAACCGGCGGCGGGGGCGGAGCAGGCGGCGGCGGGGGTGGCTCAGGAGCCTTAGGCGCTTTATAAACAATTGGAGCCGGAGGAGGTGGCGGTGGCGAAGGTGCCATGCACATGGTTTTAGTCCTTTGTAGTTTTACTTTTCAAGTACCTAATTACACCAATAGCTCCGGCGCGATAAGCTAGTTCACGCTCGGAGATATTGTGCTCAGGAAAGCGATCAGGATACTGTTCTTCAAGCTCAGCAATGAGTCGAAGAAGATCTACTTTGCCCCCTACAACTAAGGTAAGGGGCACGTTCTGATCATCCATATTGTGGAAGGTCAACGTTGGAGGCCTCAAAGAACGCTGGCATTCTGCTGCGTTGGGTATCCTTGAGACCAGGTGCTTTGCCCCGCTCATAGAGCGAGTCGGATTGGTTCATCCAAAAATCTTTATCCAGATACTTATTCTCAGAAGAATCAAGAGTATCCATCACCCATCCAACAGTCGCTCGGCGTAGGCGATTGAGGCTTGATGTGGACTTGAGGCCCAGCTCGGAGCAGACCATCGAGTGTATGGCGACGTGGGTTTGTTCGTCTCGGCTGATGTCTGCTGCGGTGCTGCGGATTCCGATGTCTCCATTGAATCGGAAGAAGGGGAGGATGACGAAGAAGACACTGCGTTCAAGGATAGCTGCTTTCAGAATCGGATGCTCTGGTGCATCTAGCCAAGCCTTGAGGATGTGCTTTGCTTCATCTTCATGCTTCAGGTCTGCACCGTGGGCATCAATGACATAGTTCAAAGCCTGGTCGTGACGTTCTTCATCCAATTGATTGGACAACAAAGCTTCACGCAAGCCAGGCGTGTTGGGTAGTTCGCGGTCGAGTCCCTGCTGTAGGAACTCACGCACGGGCAATTCAAGATGACGGAGCCCAAGGGCACGCTTGAGCGTGTCCTCAGACCCATCAACTACCTTGCCTTTTTGCACAGCCAAAGGCGTCCATTTACGCTTTCGGCTGACGACTTGATCGTAAGGGGAAATTGCGTTCATTCTCCGCAAGGAATACAAATTTCGTTTTCTGGTTCTACTTGTTTGGGACAGCCGCAGTCGGGGTCAACTTCGGTTTCAAAACCAAAGAGATCTCGGAAGTCCTCATCAAGCGCAGCCAACGCATCGTCCTTGGACTGGGTGTCCGGTTGGACTTGAAGGCTGTAGTAAAGGCTTGTCTGAGGAGAGTTGAGCCACTCCTGAATAAAGTCCCGGTTGTAGGTAACAACGTCAGACCAGCTGTTGAAACTGTAACCGTGGAAGAGAAGCGTCTCACGGTAGAGTTTGACAATACCGTTCACCACTTCGGTATAAGCATCCCAGCCTACTTCGGCTGCAATCTCAACATCCGGCGGGTAGTCATAAGACTGGACTCCAAAAGTGCCACTGTCCCGATCGACGTGACGACTGATAGGAGGGGCCAGCTCGGGGGCAGTAGTATACCCACGAAGATCGACGTTGTTGTAAGAGCAAGAAGCCGTGGGCGCGATCGCAAATGCTCGATCCATGTTGTGGAGACGAGCGATCTGTGATGACAACTCAATGGCCTTTGCGAGTTCAGATACAAGGCGATAAGCCGGAGTGTCCTCCGGTTGATGAGTATGGAATTTGGTTAGGGCGTTTCCAAACTCTTTATAAGTTACGCCGTTCTGGCACAGGAAGTTAGCCAGACCAAGAATGCCGAGGCCGACCTGACGGTCAGACTCAGGAGGAAGGTATTCCCCAGTCTCACCCACACCGGTCTTGCCGTGAAGATCAACCAGGGAAGTCATTCCCTCAACAAAAGCATCCGCAAGTTCCTCAGGTTTACATGCAGAAACGTTAATGTGCTGAAGCAAACAAGTGCCACGGCTACGGAGATAAACCTCCAAACATACATTACCGAAGATACGATTGCCGTAAGAATCGTAGCGGATCTTGTTGAGCCAAATGTCACCTTTCTTAATGCCTTCGATAGTAGCTTCAACCAATTCAGGCGATGCCTCAATCAGGAAGTTTGCATCTACATCAAGGCAACGCTTAACCCAGGGCAGCTCAGCCCGAGTAGCATTAACAAACTCAAGTGCATCTGGGTGCGTATAATCGAGGTGCAGCACACACGCGCCGTTCTTATAATGCCCACCCCGACGAATGACTTCGTTAAGAGTAGAATAAATACGGCCAAAGGACACAGGACCAGAAGCAGTCAGACCCTTGCCGTTCTCTGCGCCCTTGGGACGGAGCTTGGACAGGTGGACAGCAACACCAGCCCCATTCCGCAAGGCGTGGCTGACGTAGCGCCAGCTGGCCTCTAGACCCTCCGGTCCCTCCATGCTGTCATCAACAACAAAGACGGTACACGATACTGGGAGGCGGGACTCAGGGTTGTCCATCCAATTTTGAACACGGCCAGTGCGTGCAATTTTTTGAGGGGTTGTCATGTCAGATGAGGTCGTCGAGAACAGGAGGTTGGTAGTTGGGTCCCTTCAATACTTTTCCATCGTCACGGCGAAGGGGTTTACCGTCAACGAGTTTGCTCATGTTTGACTCAAACACGCGCTGCATGGCTACGTCTAAGTCCCAGCCACGAGCGGCTGCAAATTGATAACAAACAAAAACCAGATCAGAAAGTTCTTTGAGTTGGTGAACTCTGCTTTCCTCAAGCGTGTTGAGGCTGCTGAACTCAAGATCAAAGGCTTCATCAAACTCTTCCCATTCCTCTTTGATAAGGCCATGTTGGAGTTCATGAACACGTTCGTCTGTGGTGCCTAGGGGCTGACCCATAGCCATCCTGAATTCGACGGCTTGTCGGAACAGTGGTTTCATTTAGACAGGAGGTGCTGGATTTTGCGGTTGACGTAGGCTTGAACCTTGAGCCAGTCATCTAGCTCAGACTCTTGACCCTTGAACCCTGCTCGACAAATGTACTTGATACAGTTGCCTGCTAGGTAGTCCAAATCTTGATCAATAATAAAATCCCAAACTTCAATCGTCCCCCTTTTGTAGTGACTGGGATCTGACTTGGTCGAAGAGGTCACGGTAGGCAGGGTTGCGGCGGATCTGAAAGAGTTGGATTTGCGTAAGTAGTCGTCCCAGAAATCCAGGTCGGAAAGATTGTCGATCGATCCAGAGCTGGACTCTGAGTTTAGTTCCTCTGATTCTAAGTGCCACCCATGTGGGTAGTCCGGCGAGGATGAGCAAGAAGTATTCAAAGACATTAGGCGCTGCTACATAAATGATCAGTAAAACAAGCGCTATGTCGAGCCCGTAGATGACGGCGGGGTCCATAGGATTGGCTCCTTAGTGGTGGAGTTATACTCACCAGGCCGGAGAATCCGGGCAAGACGAGCGTTACGGATGGCATCGTCAAGAGAGAGTCCTGCCTTTTCATAGGAGGCCACCACAGACTGCCATGGATCTTCAGCTTTGGCAAGTATCTTTTCGGCACCTTTGGCTCCGATGCCAGGTACGCCTTTGTAGCCATCCACTGGATCACCCGTAAGGCATTGTCGCCAGAACCAGTAGTCAGCTTCTTCAGGTGTTGTGTAGGTCAGCTCATCACCATTGAATAGGTTACAGCTGATCTGTTTCATGTCCTTGTCAGGGCTAACAAGAATAAAATCGCTAGGATCGAGATGACATTCCAGACCCAATGCGTCGTCGGCTTCGATGTTGTCATAACGGATGGTCTTGTAGTAGCTGCTACACCAATCCAGAAGCCTCCGATAACCAACTGGCTTACGCTTGGTGCGTTTACCCTTGTATTCAGGGTCAATAGTTTTGCGGAAGTTCTTGCTGTCTGAGAAGAACAACAAGACACGATCAGTATCAAAGCGTTTCTTTAGTTTGAGAATCTCAAATTCAAAACACCGCAATACTTCTTGGAAATTACTGGCAATGGTGATTACATCATCGCCCCAGTCCAGTTCTTGCTCATTGATTTGACAAGTCCGGTACGCATAGAAGTCAGCATCAATACGAAGCTCGGGCTCAATGACAATCGGCCCAGGTTTCTCCGTCTTTTGCTTCCCCTGCGAGCGGTACTTTGAGGTTGTAGTATTCGCCCGCTTGGACGATTGACCATTCGAGCGCGAACTTGACATCTTCGGTTAGTTGTGGTTTGACAGCGAGTTGGATTTCATCGTGGATCCATCCGAGCCATTGATAATCAACGCCCCAAATGTACCCTTGTTCCTGGAACCAATCGTAAAGGATTACATTCCAGCGTTTGCACACAATTGCACCAGCGCTTTGGAGGAGATAGTTGAGCGCTGCGTGTTTCTTCCCTTGTAACTTGATGGGTCTGCCATCCAAGCCAACAATAATGTCAGACTCAGCACGGTTCCCAATAGCGTCAAGGAGACCCTCGAGTCCCGGAATTGCTGCGAGAAATTTTGCCCGAATTTTTTTGCCAAGTTTTTTCGCATCAGTTTCGTTTAACGATTTGTCGAGACTTGATCCGATTTTCTTATCCGATGCCCCATAAATAAAGGCATAGGTAAGAGTCTTGACCTCTTTGCGAGTACAGCCAACTCGATCAGCATTTTGTTGGTGAATGTCTCCGTTGACTACAACGTCAGCGAACGCACCACCATCAAAGTAACTGAGATAATGACCAAGCATTCGCAACTCCAGGCCGGAAGCATCGGCAGCAGCCTGACGCATATTGCTGCCAGGACCAAAAAGTTGACGACAACGAGGGTCCGAACTCGTCTGGCCCAAATTTGGGCGGGAATGGGCGTTGCGACCGGTGTTGGTTGCAAGTTGGCAAGTATGGTGGATCCTTCCTTGGTTTGTGACCATTTTAAGCCAGGCGTTGGTTCCGTCGCTGAGCTGCCCGAGGGCTTTTTGCAGTTCCAGAATCCGAGCGAACGTTTTTGATTCGTCGGTGTCGATGGCTTGAAGGACTCCTTCGTCAATCTTAGGTGCTCCGGTATCTGTAAATTGTTCTGGTTTCCAGCCCCTAAACGTAGCAAACGCCCATCCGATGTGCTGTCTGCTGGTCGGGTTGAACTCCTTTAACTTACAAAAGCTAACACCTTCGAG